TTTAAACCGAGAATCTTAAGATTCATCATTACTAAATCACGCTCCGATAGTTCACTTAAGTTCAATTCGGTTCCTTCTTTATTTGACTTTTCGTCTGTTTTTTGGTCTGGCATAATTCCAATTTAAAAATAGTTTCGATGGTATTACCTTTCAAATTACCCTCACTTTTATGAATATGTTTACATTCGCCCTCTTTATTCAATTTTTTCCAGTCAATCTCAGTAAAATACGTACTTGCTGAAATTGATAACTTGATAATCTATCCATTCTTTAACAAATTGCCAAAGAACTGTCAAATTAAATCAAAATTCTTTGCGACATTCTACGAAGTGCTATACGAATATACTCCTCGCTAATTTCAATCCCAATCCACTTCCGTCTTAACTTTTCAGCTACCCAGAGAGTTGTACCACTTCCAGCGAAAGGGTCAAGGACTATTCCGTCCTTGGGGCAATCGCCAAATATCTCCGGGGTTCTTGCCTTTAGGATTAGTTTCACCGCCATAGTTATCAAAAAAACTTCTTATTCTACCACTTCCCTCTTGCCAGCCAGTCTTCTCTTGAGTTTCTTTTGACTGGTCCGGGGTTATAAATTTCTGGGATTTCTTAGTATTTTTACCAAACCTATCCCATGGCTCACCATACTTCTGTTGAAATTTTGAACCTTTGGCGTATTTAGGTAATAAATCTCTACGCCACGCAATTCCCTGTTTATTATCTTTGGCAAAAGGCATTATCCCGTCTTTTTTATCCTGTCTAATTCTTCTTGCTACATCATCAGGATATTGATGAGGTATCCGAACAGCATCAAGGTCAAACCAGTAGCGTTTATTTTTAACTAACATATAAACTGGCTCATAACTATTGGCAAAACGGTCTTTTACTGAACTGGGCATGTGGTTCGGCTTACTATTATGCGTCTTGATTTTTTACTTTTTCCTTTTCCACAATAACTTGTATAAATTGGCTCAATTTCTATATCATAAACTTTTTGTTTTTCAATCCTCTCTACTTTTTCAATATTGAACACTATCTATTTTTATTTTTGGCTTTGGCAATCTTCCCCATCTTTTTTGTGCTATCACCACACATCAATCTATGGTCCCCGAGTAAATAAACATCACCCAACTTAGTAATCGGCTCGGTTATCTTTTCCGCCTCGGCTTTGGCATCAAAATCGTCTTCCTTTGTCTCGCCAGTTATTTTACCCAATTCTTATTTAGATTTTTTTTATCTTTCAATAACTTGTAGAAAGCTGGCTGTCTAATCTTCTTATATTCTGCCCAAGCTGGCTGTTCAATCTTTTCATACTTTGCCCAAGCTGGCTGTCTAATCTTTTCATATTCTGCTAAAGCTGACTGTCTAACTGACTGTCTAATCTTCTTATATTCTGTCCAAGCTGACTGTTCAATCTTTTCATACTTTGCCCAAGCTGGCTGTCTAATCTTTTCATATTCTGCTAAAGCTGGCTGTCTAATCTTCTTATATTCTGCTAAAGCTGGCTGTTCAATCTTCTCATACTTTGCCCAAGCTGGCTGTCTAATCTTTTCATATTCTGCTAAAGCTGACTGTCTAA